CCCCACCCCCATGAGGCCCAACGCTGGCCAAAATTGGGGCACAAAAAATCCCCGAGGCCGGAGCCCCGGGGCACAACCTTGGGTGGATTGCAAATGCGAATCATTCGCAATTGGCGGGCAAGCGAACACCCCACAAGCCGGAGCCTGTGGGGTGCTGCTAGGCGCTAGGTGGATCAGTCCGGCAGCCCGGCGATGACGGCCTTCGGGGCCTTGACCTGAGAGGCGCCCTTCACTTCGACGACGAAGCCGAGAGCGCCCCCGAAACGGCGGATCCCCACCGCCTTCAAGATGCATCCCTCGGGGATCCTGACCATCCCCTGAGACACGATCCAGTCGGCACCACGCTGGCCAGCCTCGACGTCCATGCCGTACTTGGCCCGCAGGGCGTTGACCATGGGGCCCTTGAGCCAGTCGCCCACCGTCAGGATGACAAGGGGGGCCTTCGTCGTCTTCGTCGTCTTCGTCTTCGTGGTCATGTCCGTTCTCCTTGCTTGGCATCAGCCGGGATGGCTGATCCACCCCCAGACTAGCCCACCCATCAGGCGGCAGGTACGCAAAGTTTGCATGGCTGCCATGCGCCCCAGTCATAAGGATCCCTAACGATATCCCCCATTAGTCCTTATGGCCCCTGATGCCCCCATAAGGCCCCATTCCACACGTCCCCGACCTAGCAGCATCTAGCAACATCTAGCAATATCAAGCACTTAGCAACCCGTCGTTCCGTCCCACGAAACCCTCACCGCTAACCCCTTGATTTCCCTAGCATCCTAGAAATTGTGAGAGTTGTGAAGGCGCCCCCACCAATCTCCCCCCATTCCCTTATCCCCTCTCAGGGAAGAAGAGATCCCCTCACAACCCTCACAACCTTCACAAACCCAACAAAATCAAGCCCTTCTCCGTGAAGGCGTGTGTCCACCTGCCCTCACAAATCCTTCGGCATCTGGCGCCCCACCTGCCCTTAAGGGGGACGGACGATCCGCAAGCCATGCGCCCGGCGCAACCCAGCCCCGCAAACTTTTCAATGGACGCGGCGAACAAACCGGCGCACCATCCGTCCGTCCCGCCAACCTTGGCGGTAACACACAAGGGAGACACCAGATGGCACGCAGCGCATATCAGGACGGCTACCTGTTCGGCAAAGGCTGGATTGGCCCCAACGGCAACGGCTCCTTCGGAAACCACTCGCACCAGTTCCTCGCCGAGTACGCTTCTCGCTGGGACGACTACTACAACGACTGGTGGGACGGTTTCTGGGCCGGATACGCCACCCAGAGGAGGGCCGCCTGATGACCACCATCACCAACCCCGACCCCAACATCATGCAGCTCCTCACCGTCAGGAGCGCCCTCAACATCATGGCCAAGACGGGCATGAACCACTCCCGCTACACCGGCAAGCAGCTTCTCGCCATCGCCACCAAGCACACCGGCATCCCCTACAAGCGGGGCCAATATGCCAAGGCGCTGGCCGACCTCAACGTCATCCGAATTGCCATCTTCGGTGGCCAGCCTGTCCGCCTCAACGCCACCTCCGACATCTGAAAGGACCCCAGCCATGTACACCTACACCGTGGAAACCGTCGAGGACCTCATCGCAATCACCTCCGGCCTCCTCCGAGAGGGCATCGGTTTCCGCGCCTCCTTCAACCACACCACGGGCAACTGGATCATCGAACTCACGGGGGCCCACTGATGCGCCCCAACCCCATCATCAAGGGCATCGTGGAGCTACTGGTCTTCGGCGCCACCCTCGCCCTCCTCCTCACCCTCGTCATCTTTCTCAACGTGGAGTAACCCCATGCGCCCCGACCCCTTCATCTACACCGACGATCCCGCCGACTATGACGGTGTGAGGTTCCTCCCCACCAAGTGGGCCATCTGTCCCACCTGCCACGGTGATGGCAAGGTTCGTCCCACCCTCAGCGACATCGCCGTCTCCGAGATGGACCCCGAAGAGCGTCAAGACTACTTCGCCGGACACATGGATCGCCATTGCGACCATTGTCGGGGCACCGGCAAGATCAAGGTTCTCGACGAGGCCCGCTGCGATCCCAAGGACCTCGCCGAGTATCGTTTCCAAGAACTCCAACGCTACCACGCTGAACAGGCCAGCGAAGCAGAGCGCCGCATGGGAGCCTGACCGCAACCCTGCCATGCAAACTTTGCAAGGCTGGGCCCCGCAAAACCGTGCGAGTTTCGCCACCCCAACCAACGGAGACCCCAAATGTTCACTCGTGACGAAGCATGGGACCTCGTGGGAGGTCTCAGCAAGCCCGGCAAGATGCCGTGGTGGAGCTACTCCATCCCCGCCACCAAGTGCAAGGTGGGCTCCAAGCTAGCCAAGATCGAGGGCACCGTCTGCGAGGGCTGCTACGCCCTCAAGGGTAACTACCTCTTCTCCAACGTCAAGGATGCAATGGAGCGGCGCCTCGCCTCGCTCAAGGATCCCCGTTGGGTGGACGCCATGTCCTTCCTCCTCCGGGACCTCGCCGGTAAGAAGCCCCGCTTCTTCCGTTGGCACGACAGCGGCGACCTCCAGAACATCTCCCACCTCCACAAGATCGTGGCCGTGGCGAAGCGTACCCCCGACATCCAGCACTGGCTACCAACCAAGGAGAAGGGTCTCGTCCTCAGCTACGTCAACCCCTTCCCCGCCAACCTCACGGTGCGCCTCTCCGCCTACCACCTCGACACCACCCTCAAGGGCGAGGGCTTGCCCACCTCCTCCGTCACCACTATGGGCGACGAAACCTGCCCCGCCTACACCCAAGGCGGCAAGTGTGGATCCTGCCGCAAGTGCTGGGATCCCGCCATCCGTAACGTCTCCTACCCCAAGCACTAAGGAGCTACCCATGTCCATCCGTCAAGCAGTCTTCGACCACGTGGTCCCCCGTATGCTGGCGCAGGGCAAGCCCTCCATAGAGGGAAGCGCCTGCAAGTACCGCAGCGGCACCTACAACGAGCCCCTTTGCTGCGCCCTCGGCTTCCTCATCGATGACGAAAACTACACCCCCTCCATGGAGGACAAGAGCCCCACCATCGTGGGCCAGATGCACCCCACCTCCAACCCCATCTGGCAGGAAGCCTTCCGTACCGAAGAGGGATTCCTTTGCGACCTGCAAGACTGCCACGATAACTCAGCCGTGGAGTGTGCTTTCAATTCCCACCTAGACTTCAACACCGAATTCACCCGGCGGGCCAAGCGTTTCGCCAAAGCCTACAAGATCGAATGGAGGTACTGACCATGACCCGTCAAGAATCCTTCAACCACATTTGCCGCAACCTCATCGCGGCAACCCGCCCCTCCATGATGCTCATCGAAAACTCCTCCCCCCTCTGCCAATACCGGGGGGACGAAGCCAAGTGCGCCGTGGGATGGCTCATCCCCGACGAGTGGTATGAACGGGAGATGGAAGCCAAGCCAATCTTGCGCCTCTTCAAGTATTACCCCGACCTCAAGAATCTTCCCGCCTTCCAGCCTTGGACCCCAGCCCAACTGGAAGAACTTCAAAATTTCCATGACGATGCCGCCATGGGTTGGGAACCCGGCATCAACTGGGGAGATACCATCCGGGCTGCCCTCGCCGACTTCGCCCGCGTCAACGGCCTTGCAATGGAGGTCTAGGATGATCCTATCCCGCAGCGGGATGCGCATTGGCCCCAACTGGCGGCGCACCCCCGAACAGGTAATCTGCGACACCTTCAACCGTCTCAACACGGAGAACCCCGACCTGAGCATCGACGATGTCATCGCGATGACCGCATCGCATCACGACACCACCCCCTCCCACATCATCACCGCCCTTTGGGGCTAAGGAGCCACGCCATGTACAAGATATCCGCCAAGTATCCCATCCCCCCGCAGCGTCAAACCTACCCCTTCACCCTGATGCAACCCGGGGAGAGCGTCTTCGTGCCCTTCCCCAAGGCCCACAGCGCCCGCGTCTCCTCCCAGCAAATTGCCAAGCGCTACAACATCCGCTTCGTCTGCCAGACCCGCTGCGAAGACGGCGTGATGGGCTTCCGCATCTGGAGGACCGTGTGAAACTCCACTACGTCGTCTTCCTCCTCATCCTTCTCCTCCTATTCCTCTGAGGTCCCCATGCTCATCGAGATCAACAACACCCACCAATCCTCCGGTCTCACCAAGGTGTGCGATTTCGCCATCGAGACCAACGGGGTCATGATCAAGGCCCTCACCTCCCGCCTCTACAGCAACCCCATTGGCAGCATCGTCCGCGAGCTGGCCTCCAACGCATTGGATGCTTGCCCCACCAGCCCCATGGAAATCTCCATGCCCTCCGCCCTCGACCCTCAGTTCCGCATCCGGGACTACGGGCCGGGGCTCTCTCCCCAGCAGATGGTGGAGGTCTTCACCCGCTTCGGCGCCTCTACCAAGCGCAACACCAACACCCAGATCGGCGGCTTCGGTCTCGGTGCCAAGTCCCCCTTCGCCGTGGTCAACAGCTACGCCATCACCTCCTACCACGGTGGCACCCGCACCTCCTACCTCGCCTCCATCACCGCCAACGGGATGCCCACCCTCCACCAGACCCACTCTGCCCCCACCGCAGAGACCGGCTTGGAGATCACTGTCCCTGCCGGTGACCCCTCCAAATGGCGCGAGGCCATCGACCAGATCCACTTCTTCGAGCCCTCCCCCTTCGTCGATGGCGCCCCCCTGCCCCGCCCCGAAATCACCTACCGGGGCACCAACTTCTTCGTCCAGCGCAGCGGCAAGCCCCGTATCATGGTGGGCCCTGTCTCCTACCCCCTCGACCAGATGCGCATCAACCACCACTCCGTCCCGCCCTTCGTCCTCCAGTTTGCCATAGGCGAGTTGGAGGTCACCGCATCCCGCGAGGAAGTCGTATACTCCCCCGCCACCATCTCCCTCTTGGATACGCGCATCAAGGAGGCCACCGCCGAGTACCGTGCCAACCTCTCCACCATCCTCGCCAAGTGCACCACCGTGCCCGAGATCTGGCGCGTCCTCGAAGGCAGCGTCCTCGACCACAACATCAAGCTCCACGACTACGACGTCAGTAGCTCCAACGTCTACCTCGTTGCCGACGATGACATCTTCGCGGAGATCACCCTGCGCCAGCAGAACAGGGTGCGCTGGGTCCCCCGGTGGACCTCCGGCGACCACCTCTCCCCGCAGCACGACGTCTACGTCCTCGACGATATCCGCCGGTGGCAGGAGCGCATCCAGTTCCACCGCAAGTCCCGCGCCCCCCTCTTCCTCGTCAAGGATCCAGCCAGCCTCGACCTTCTGGGTATCCCCTACACCCGCATCTCCTCCATCCCCACCGCCAGTCCCCTGCGCCGCGCTCCCCGTCCCCGGCAGCTCCGCACCATGGGCTCCAGCAACAAGCTCATAGTGTCCACCGGCTCCTACGAGCACTACATCGAGGTCGATGCCAACCTCAACATCAAGGGCACCAACATCCGCCTCACCTTCGACCTGATGCGCAGCATCGCCGAGCGCCTCAAGGTCCTCGGTCTCTACGTCATCCCCCACAACCACCGGGGCGGCGTGGGCAACCTCGTGGAGGCCCTGCCCCTCTGGGAACAGGCGGCTCTCCCCCATCTCGACGAGGCCAAGGCTTACTTCCAGCACCACATCTGGGCCAGCTACCACACCTACAACAAGCCCTTCGTCCTCGCCCTCTCCCGCAACGGGCTCGTTCCCACCATCCCCCGGATGCCCACCGCGAAGCATCTTGACATCACGACGCTCATGTCGGACAAGATGCCCGCCCCCATCGACTGGCAAAAGGAGATCGACGATGCAGTAAAGCGCCACCCCCTCTTGAAGCCCCTCAAGGCGGCTTCATTCGGCTTCCAGCACGCTGACGAACTCACCTCCATCGTGTCCCTCATCATCAAGGAGTGAACCCATGTATCCCCACCTCATCACCGACAACACCATCACCATCCTCGCCGACGACACCCTCAGTGTCACCCGCGACCACCCCTCCTTCTCCGCCATCCTCGATGCCCTCCGAGAGGAGCGGTGGGATGACGCCGTGGATCTCATGACCCCCCGGCGGCGCGTCTCCTCCTTCGTGGAGGGCGCCATGGAGATCGTGGGCAACACCATCCTCCGTGGTGGGACCCCCGTGGATAACGCCATCGTCCCCCACATCCTCGACCTCCACCAGCAGGGGCTGCCCGTCGGCCCCCTCCTCGCCTTCCTCGACAAGGTCCTCGCCAACCCCTCGATGCGGAGCCGCAACCAGCTCTGGCGCTTCGTCGCCACCAACAAGATCACCATCACCCCCGAGGGCGACCTCCTCTTCTACAAGAAGGTCAAGGACGACTACTACGACGTGCACACCGGCAAGTCCAACCGCTACACCGTGGGCTCCACCCATTCCATGCACCGCTCCTTGGTGGACGACGACCCCGAGAGCACCTGCTCTCACGGTCTCCACGTGTGCAGCTACGAGTACCTCCGCGAGTTCGGTGGGCAGCGCACCCTCGTCTGCCGGGTCAACCCCGCCGACGTCGTCTCCGTCCCCATCGACTACCACAACACCAAGGTCAGGGTCTGCCAGCTCACCGTGGTGAAGGAAGTCTCCAACCCCACCAGCCCCACCACCACCAGCTACGAAGAGTGCCCCTTCTGAAACCCGGGTCCCCCTTCCCCTCCCAAGGGGCGGGGGGATTCCCCCTCTAGAGGACCCCACCATGTCCCAACCCCCTCCCCCAACGACAATCCAGATGGCGTGCAAGTTCTTCCGCCTAGCGGCTGACGCCGAGTGGGAGGGCAACCTCTCCCTCGCCCACCGTTACCGTGCCATCGCCCACACCTATCGCCAGCGCCACGATGCTGGCGACCTCTTCGATCCCCCCTTCTGAGGACATCCCCATGCGTATCATGAGCCCCGAGCAAGCCTACTTCGCCCAAGAGGACGCCACCGAGGAGCAACAGCGCGCCCAAGAATCCCTCAGCACCGTGGAGAAGAGCCAAGAATCCACACTCAGGGGAATCGTCAAGTACCTTGAGGCCCTGCGTATAATCATCGATGTGGAGAGCAACGAGGGTGGCAACGGCACCACCATCACCGACGAGGACTTCAAGGGTATCCTCAACATGGCCCACGACTTGGTCCACGAACTGGGCTACGATCAGGTCCATGCCCTGCGAGAGAAGGGTGGCATATGACCACCACCCATGTCATCACCCTCACCATCACCGCCTACATAATCATGTGGGCCTGCGCCATCTGGGAGTCCCTGCCATGAGCTACATCAAGACGTGGGTTGAGAGATGCGACGAGCATCCCGATCATCAATCCGGTATGGTATCCAATGGCATGATCCAAGCCCGAATGCAGGAAGAGATCGATGATCTGCGCGAGGAGATCGAGAAGCTGCGCGATGTTCTGCGGCGCGTGGTTGTTTACCCCAGCGGAGACAGGGCAGCGAGGGTAGCTTTCGTTAGCGTGGGTTGCCAAATCTCCTTCCCCCTCCACCCGCAAACAACTTGGGCGCTGGAGCTTCTGGTCGAGTTCGATCAAGCCCGCCGCGCGGCGCTGGAGGGCAAGCCATGAGCGACGACGACTTTGCCACGCAGCTTGGCATCGACCTCATCAAGAAGATATACAGGCACACGAAGGGATGGTCGGGCTCCGACTCCTTCGCATTCCGCCTCAACTTCTACGTGAGGATGCTGGCCACCGACCTCGTCACCCACGCCCCCAGCGAGAAATGGGACGAGTTCATCGAGGCCATAGCAATCGACCTCAACCAGACCATCTCCCAATTCAAGGAAAAGGAGAAGCTCCATTGACCAAGGAACTCTTCCATCTCGACGTCGAGGAACTCACCCCGGAGGACTACGATGCTATCGCAAAGAAGATCGAAGCCAACCTCGCGCAGCACCGCAAGGTCCGCGCGCCCAAGGTGGAGGAACCCAGTGGGGAAAGCTGAACGCATAGCAATCGCCCTCGCCCGCGTCCAGTTCCCCCACAAGGACTGGAACCTCCTGTCCCCCGAGGAGAAAGACTTCTACCTGCGGGATGCCGAGGAGTTCATCGAAGCTTGCAACCTCGCCGGGATCACCCTCACATGATGCAGCAATCCCAACATGCCCGCCAAGAAAAGGCGATGCTCGCCGCAGGCAAGGCCAACTACATAGGGGCATCCCCCAACGTCGATCCCCTCGTGCGCCAACTCGGCGAACTCCTGCGCCCCGACGCCGCCTTCCTCATTGACACCTGCCGCCGCGCCGGTATACATCGCCAGACCCTGCGCAAATGGTTGCGGGGACAACGCACTCCCAACCTCCTCGATTTCCAAGCCCTCTTGGAAGTCAACGGGTACACCCTAGTCATCCAAAGGAAGTCCGATGAAGATCACCAATAACAAGAACCTCCCCCTCCCCATCTACCATGCCATCGCCAACGACGACTACGACGATGGCGGCGCCGACATCACTGCCTCTTCCCTCTGGAAGCCCACGCAGATGGTGGCCCTCACCCGCCAGCACCGTGACGAAATGGAAGTCGATGCCAGCGAGATGCTGGGCACCCTCCTCGGCAAGGCTCTCCACGAGTACGTCTCGAAGCGCGACCCCGAAGCCGTCGTCGAGAAGCGGCTCTTCACCCACGTCGAGGGCAAGAACCTCTCCGGCCAGTTCGACCGCTTCGTCGTGGCCTCCAACACCATCCAAGACTACAAGGTCACCAGCGTCTCTCGCTTCAACCACCAGAAGGGCGAGGCCGAGTGGGAGCAGCAGCTCAACACCTATGCCTTCCTCCTCCGGGAGCACGGCCAAGACATCAAGGCCCTCCAAGTTGTGGCAGTGCTGCGCGACTGGGCCAAGTTCAACACCCGCAACATCGACTACCCCGACATCATGGTGCAGGTGGTGGACGTCCCCCTCTGGTCCCCCAGTGAGGCCGAGGAGCGCATCTCCCAGCGCGTCAAGGAGCATGACAACCCCCAGCCCTGCACCGACGAGGAGCGCTGGTTCAAGCCCCCCAAGTACGCCGTCATGAAGAACGGGCGCAAGAACGCCGTGAAGCTCTTCGACTCAGAGGAGGCGGCCACCTCCTTCATCGCCAGCGCCACCGACGCCCGCTACCTCTACGTGGAGAAGCGGCCCGGCCACTACCTGCGTTGCGCCGAGTACTGCAGTGCCGCCCCCTTCTGCCCGCAGTGGGCAAAGGACCGGCATGATCAAGAATAAGCTGGCACGCGCCGCCATCCTCACGCAGCCGACCGAGTTCACCATCGATAGCCTGCTCAAGCAGTACCCCCAACTCACCCGAAAGGAGGTGGTCTCCACCATCGCAGCCCTCATCCGCCTGCGCCAGCTCGACACCGTCGCGTTGGTGCGGAGCCCGAGGTCCCATACCCGCATAGCAATCTACAAGACACGCCTTCGTCCCACCTACCCCAAGGATCCCGAGCAGCATCTCGCAATGCGAATGGGATCCCTCAGATACGAGGACTTCATCCCATGCCGAAGAAGCACACCACCATCGGGGGCTCCATCTTTCGGGGCTCCAAGCAACTCATGATCATCGTCGAGGTGGAGTGCAGCACCACCCTCCGCGACGAGATCGCCGACCTCATTGTCCAGCACCTCAACAGGAAGAAGAAATGAACCCCGTAGATATCGCCACCCAAGTCGAGGCCCTCAACCATTTCATGGTTGACGCCGTCGTCACCTCCCGCCTAGAAGTGAAGACCTCCGACGAAGAAACCGCGTTGGAGTTCGCCACTCTCTTCACCAACCTCGTCACCGCTGCCGAGGAGTTCCTCGGCGTCACCTACGAAAAGGACCTGCCATGATCCCCGTCGACAACAACATCCCGATGCCCGCCTCCAAGGTGGGGCGCCCCATCCTCTACCCCTTCAAGCACCTCGAAGTGGGCGAGTCCTTCTTCATCCCCAAGTCCCGGCGCAAACTCGGAAGCCTCATCCTGCGCAACTCGCGCAAGCTGCGGCGCACCTTCGAGTCCCGCCAGTGGGAACAGGATGGCGTGCAGGGCATCCGCGTGTGGCGCACCGCATGAACTGGGACGCCCGCTTCTTGGCGCTGGCCCACCATGTCTCCCAGTGGAGCAAGGATCCCAGCACCAAGGTGGGCGCCGTCCTCGTGGGTACCGACAAGCGGCAAGTGGCTCTCGGCTACAATGGGTTCCCGCCCAACGTGACCGACAGCCTCTTCCGCTTGCACACCCGCGAGGCCAAGCTGAGGTACATGATCCATGCCGAGCGCAACGTCCTTGACAATGCCACCTTCCCCACGGCAGGATCCACCCTCTACGTCACCCACCCACCATGCTGCGGCTGTGCCCTCAGCATAATCTCGAAGGGAATCCACCGTGTGGTATCATCTCCAATGTCTTCCGAGTTTGCTTCTCGATGGGGCGCGGAAGTCCATCAGAGTCGCAGCGTCCTCTGCGAAGCGGGCGTGGCGTGCAATTTCTGACCCCGACGTCCTGCTGCCCGCCCTTCTCCTCTGCAACATCGTGCTGCTGGCGGCGGCCACCATCGACCTTCTCATCAGGATCCGTTGATGCCCACTCTCAAGACCACCATCAACAAGTTCCCAGCGGGCACCCCCGTCAAGACTGTTGACCACCCTCGTCCCGACATGCTAGTCCCCACCTACGACATCATCCTGCCCGACGGCACGATGTCGTGGGCTTATGATTATGAAATCGAATGGGATACTCCCGATGAAAACCCTTGAAGAACTTCTCAGCAAAGGCGAGTTCCCCATCTCAGCAATACTCACCCACAAGATTACCATACGGGAACAAAAAGATATACGTCAGTACATCCCCACCGACGTCACGATACGCAAAGGAACTCCAGTGACAATCTTGGAGTACCGCATGGTCACACCGTGGGAAGGTGGAGATCCTGCCGACGAGTATGACTATGACACAGATCTCTATTGTCACATCGAAGTCCCAAATGGTAGCAGGGTCTTCGTAGATCCCTCCATGTTGAAACTTCCAAAAGGAAAATGAAATGCCTTCCTTCTCCCAGCATCCCAACCAGCGCCGCGTAAAGCTGCTCCTCGTGGGCGACCCGGGCGCCGGTAAGACCGGCCTCCTCGCCACCCTCGCCAACTCCGACTACAAGGTGCGCATCGTCGATCTCGACAACAACCTCGCGATCCTCAACGCCTACCTTCAGAAGGGCAAGGCGGACAACATCTCCTACTACTCCATCCCCACCAAGGACCCGGAGTCGTGGAAGAAGTCCATCGCCATCACCACGCAGTGGAAGCTCCCCGAGGAAGACTTCGGCGACCTCACCACGTGGGATAGCAACACCGTCCTCGTCATCGACAGCGCCACCTTCTGGAACGACACGTGCATGGCCACGGTCCTCAAGGAGAACAACGTGGCGGACGACAAGGCCGGGTTCGACCAGTCCCTGTGGGGCGTCATGTCCAAGCGCTTCGAGAATCAGGTTGCACGCCTGACCTCCGACCGCTACAAGTTCCACATCATCATGATCTCCCACATCCGCCTCATCGAAAACAAGAAGACCGGGGGAGTGATGCGCGCCTATCCCTCCTTCCTCGGCCAGCAACTTCCCAACATCGTCGCCCGTTACATGAACAACGTCTGGTGGGCCACGCGCAAGGACGGCAAGCCCGTCTTGACCACCCAGACCACTCGTGATATGGGCTACCTCAAATGCAGCGCACCCCACAAGGTCGCAGCAGAAGCGCCGTTCGATCTGGGCGCGATCTTCAAGCAGATCGAAAACTGAAAGGAACTCACATGTCCATGAGCAAGAAGATGTACACCCGCAACGACGTCGAGATGCAGCGTTACCACCCGCCCGGTCGCTACGTCGGCTACATCACGGCGTGGCGCAAGGATGTCGCCAACACCGGCACCGAGTTCATCGTGTTCTCCCTCAAGGCCCGCGAGGGTCTCTCGGGTCAGGACCTCAAGGGTGTCGAACTGAACCGCGAACTCACCTCTCGCCGCTTCTACCTCAGCGAGGCCGCCATCAAGCAATACTGGACGGCCATCCAGAATGCGGACCCGGAGTGGCTCAACAAGCTCCCGGAGGAGTTCGGCGAGGAGGATGCCGCCGAGCTTCTGGTGGGCGCCGAGGTCGAGTTCGACTACACCCCGGAGAAGAACAAGACCACCGGCAAGGAGTACCTCAACGTCCAGCGCTGGAAGAAGGCCTGATGTTGGGCGTCACCTGCCCAGTGGTGAGCGACGGGGGCGGCATCCCCCACCCTACGGAGAACCCCATGCCCCTCTACCAGACCCAAGAAGATCTCCTTAACGAGAAGAGCGTGTGCAAGCACCTCTCCACCCTGTGGGATCTCAAGATCTACAAGCTCCACCCTGCCCTCAAGGTTGACCTTGCCCTCGTGCGCGGCACCACCATCGAGGGCTTCATGGAAGTGAAGTGCCGCAGCTACACCATGCAGCGCCTCGAAGAGCTGGGCGGATTCTTCACCTCCCTCGTCAAGTGGCGCGAAGCCCAAGACATGTGCCGCGCTGCCCGCCTCCCCTACCACGTGGTGGTGCGGGACGGTGAGGGCGTCATCTGGCACTCCAAGGATCCCTGCCCCTCCCACATCGTGATGGGCGGGCGCTATGATCGCAACGACCCCCGAGACATAGAGCCCATGGCGGTGATCCCCATGAGCCAATTCTCCAAGGCCTAGGTCGCAGTACGGGACCGAGGGTGAGTGGCGGCATCCAGTAGCAATAAGGTTGGGCTTGGTACTGCGACCTCTAGGTGAGAGCCCCGCCATCCGCCACCCTTACACGGGAACTTCCCATGCTCCTCCTCTTCGACTACCCCTCGGTGCAGGACCTCAAGGAGGGGCGCCACGTCAGCGGCTACCCCGCCGCCCTCTTGGGCATTGCCCTGCGCTACGCCGAGTGTGGCCCTTTCGAGATGGACACGTTCCTTCCAGAGACCCCGCGCTTCGGCAATCCCTCCACCTGCTTCCACCCCAAGAAGGACTGCCCCAATGATGCCGTGGCCAACCCAATCCACTACAAGTACGGATACCTCCGGGGAGAACTCCTCCCTCATTACCATCGAGTACGTGAACGATGCCGGACTGCCGGACTCGTTCTTGCTCTGGGTGACCTTGCCGTGTGGTCCCTCACAGGTGAGAAGCTGCAAGATCACCGGGGTACCATCCTCTACACCTCCGGTGGGCTTCGGGTCATAGGGTCCCACAATCCCCGCGCCATCATCAAGGACCAGTCCCTCCTCCCCGTCCTCTCCATGGACCTCAAGAAGGCGTGGCAGGAATCCCTCAAGCCCCGCAGCGTCTTCCCCCGCCGCACCCTCCACATCGTGGAGTCCCTCGCCGACATGCGCCGCATCACCCAGCGCATCCTCGCGGGTCCCCAGTTCGCCTTCGACATAGAAACCTCCCAGCAGCAGGTCACCATGATCTGCTTTGCCACTTCTCCCCACGAAGTCTACGTGCTGCCCTTCTGGTACCACGAGCACAACTTCTGGGACGAGGAGACCGAGCTGCAGATGTGGCTCGAAGTGCAGCGCCTGATGGCCTCCCCCCTGCGCAAGGTGGCGCACAACGCCGTCTACGACCTGACCTACCTCATCCGCATGGGACTGCGCATCCGCTTCCCCGTGGAGGACACCATGCTCAAGTCCCACTCCCACGAGATCGAGTGGTTGAAATCCTTGGGCTTTCTGGGTAGCATCTATAGCAACGAGAAGTCATGGAAGAACATGCGCGTTGGCAAGGTGAAGGATCGGAACAAGAAAGATGAGTGATGGCGCAGGAACTCCTCTCGTGGGATTGGGACACCACCAACTACGACATCGCCACGGTATCCGAAACCCGTAGCCTCCGCCCCGAAGAGCGCCTTTTCCTCGCCGTCATCATGCAGGCCGTGGAGGACGCAACCTCCCCCAAGCCCGGCATCCAGCGGGACCAAGCGCGCAGCGTCATCTTCTCCTCCTCCGCCACCCCCATCAAGGACATGTGCCTCATCCTCAACATCGACCCCGACTACCTCGCCCGTGGGGTCAAGAAGATGATCGAGGAAGGCCGGACCCTCCGCCGTGAAGTATGAGCCGCCGCCCCTCCTCTTCATCACCACGACGCAGGAGGGGATGGTTGCCAACGTGGTCCTCTCCGGGGTACTGACGCGCATCCCCTTGGGGCGCAGCCATGCCCTCGCCCTGCTCGTGCAGCTATCCCACGCCATAGAACAGGACCTTCAGCGATGAGGACCCTCTACACCGACAACCTCCCCACCATGGACGCCACCCTCCAGCAGCTCGTCTACAACGGGCTCGACGGGATGCTCACCTTGGAGGTGGATGCCGCCCTGCCCCACACCCCCACCTACGAATTCGAGCGGGCCCTCCTTCCCCTCGCCCTCACCATGATGGAGCGGGGGATACGCATCGACATGGGGCGGCGCGATGCCATGGTCGAGCACATCAAGGGTCGCCTCCAGCGGGTGCAGCAGGGCTTCGACCTCCTGTGCACCAAGCTGTGGCAGCGCACCTTCAACCCCCGCAGCTACCTCCAGTTGCAGGAACTCCTCTACAAGAACCTCTTCCTGCCCGAGATCATCGGTAGCAAGAAGGGCGAGAAGAAGGTCTCTACGGATCGCGACGCCCTCGAAAGACTGGGCCGCGACTACATGCGGGCCCGCCCCTTCGCCTCCCACCTCCTGCGCATCCGCGACCTAGAGAAAACCATCGATGCCCTCACCAAGAAGCTCAGCCCCTCTGGCAGGTGGCATGCCAACTTCAATATTGCTGGCACTGACACCGGACGTTGGTCCTCTTCTAGCCATCCATTTGATTGGGGATCTAATCTTCAAAACGTCGATGACTACGTGCGCCGCATATTCATACCGGATGAAGGCCACGTCTTCTTCAATTGCGATCAGCAGGGCGCTGAGGCCCGCGTCGTGGGGTACTTGGCCGGAGACGACAACTACATCAAGGCGGTGGAATCGGGGGATGTCCATACCATGGTGGCCGCTATGGTCTTCGGCTTTGAACCTAAGCGCGAGCTGGCGGATCGCAAATACTATAGGGAAATGTCCTTTCGCGATATCGCTAAGCGAGCAGCTCATGGCTCGAACTATGGCGGCACCGCTCATACGATTGCTCGCGTCCTCAAGGTAGAGATCAAGATCATCGAGGAGTTCCAGAAGAAATACTTCGCCACCTTCCCCAACATCTACAAGTGGCAGGTGTGGGTGGCGCAGCAGGTGCAGCAGGAGCGCTTCCTCGTCACCCCCTTCGGGCGGCGCCGCAACTTCTGGGACAACCCTCGCGACGACGCCACCATACGTGCGGCCATCGCCTTCGTCCCCCAGAGTACGGTGGGCGACCTCACCTCGCGGGGCCTCCTCGCCCTCCACTCCCTTCCCCACGTGCAGGTCCTCAACAACATCCACGACGCGGCATTCGGGCAGATCCCCCTCCACATGAAGGAGGAGTTGCTCCCCCGCATCGTGCAGACCCTCACGTTTCCATTGCAGGTCACCGACATCTGGGGTAAGAATAGGGAGATGCTGATCCCATGGGAGTCCCAGACCGGGATGAATTGGGGGAAGCGCAAGAAGGACAACCCAGATGGACTCGCCTGATTACCTAGGCAGCAAGTTCCATAGCGAGCGCCTAGCCAACATCATCCGCGCCTTCTATCGCAAGAAGGGCATCGAACCCAACGTGTGGGTCGAGAAGGAAGGAAAGACCTATGTCATCCGCAGCACTCTCAGCTTCTCGTTTCCGCCTCCCAAACAGGCGTGAGAGCACCATCGAGGACCTCTCCTTCAACGGGGAGCGCTAC